GCTATAACTACACATTCTTTAATTTCTTTATTTTGCCATAAATAAGCTACATTATCTATTGCAACTTTTGTTTTACCAGTACCCATTTCCATAAAATAAGCATAGTTTTTAAGAAGTCCTCCATTATTCAACGCTTTTCTTTGGTGTTCATAGGGTTGAGTTTTATACTCATATTTTTGCATAAAAAATATTTATATTTTTTTCTTGCATTCGTCAAACAGAAATTGTATGAACATGGGAAAAGGAGGATCTTATGGACTTAGAGGCAGAATCAACCATACAGGTTGATACAGCGATGATAATAGACATCGCAAAGTCTTGCAATAAGTTATTGGAAACTCAGAATGAAATATCAGCGTTTGAAGAAAAACTTAAATGGTTGAAAAATACTGAAACTACTCTTTCTGAGCAAACTATTCCAGACTTAATGCACAAAGCAGGTACCACAGCAATTAAACTTGTTGATGGTACAAAGGTAGAAGTTAAACCATTCTACTCTGCAAGAATTCCTATATCCAGAACCGAAGAAGCCTTTACTTGGCTTCGAAGTAATGGTCATGGGGATTTAATCAAAAATAATGTTATGCTTTCATTTGGAAGAAATCAAGATAACGAAGCGAAATCTTTAGTTGAAGACTTGAGATCCAAAGGGCATACCGTTAAACAAACCGAAAAAGTGGAACCTATGACTTTGAAGGCGTTTGTAAAAGAACAAATTCAAAATGGTAAGAACGTTCCGTCTGACGTTTTCGGTGTGTATGTTGCTAGTAAAACTAAACTAACCACGAAGGAGGAATAATGCAACAAGCAAACACGGCTCAAGCTAAAGAGCTAGAGAAAAAAAAGCAAAACTTGCCACAAGCAATAGATTTGGAAGGATCCGCTGGCGAGGGTCAAGAGTTTATAACGGCTCGAGACACTAAGCTTCCAATACTCAAAATACTTTATGCCAACTCTCCGGTATTAAACGAAGATGATGGTAAGTATATTGAGTCAGCCAAACAAGGTGATATCTACAATGAAGTTACAGGTAATCTGTGGAAAGGAAAATCAGGTATCATTGTAGTTCCTTGTTTATATATCAACACTTTCAATGAGTGGAAAGACAGAGGCGACAGTCCTGGACGACCTGTAAAAATACATACCGATCCAGCGATTATGTCTGAAACTTCCAGAGGTGATGATAATAAGGATAGGCTGCCTAATGGTAATTATGTCGAAGACACAGGGAATCATTTTGTCTTTATCTTAGATAAAGATTATATTCCTCAAGAGCAGGCATTAATTAGCATGAAGTCAACTCAAAAGAAGAAATCTAAAACTTGGAATTCGATGATGCAAACTCGTCGAATGAAAGGTGCTAAAGGTTTCTTTAGACCGCCTACATGGGCGACTACTTATAAGTTGACAACTACTAAGGAATCCAATTCTCAAAACCATTGGTATGGATGGGTAGTAGAGTTTAACGACTTTTTAACTACTGAAAAACATGCTAAGTCTCTTGAGATTACTCGCGAGTTTTATAACACCGCGAAAGCAATGGATATCTTTGGTAAGGTTGATTATTCGTCAACGGATATAAATCAGGAAACTAAGAAAACTGCTACACCGTTCTAAAGATGCTCCAACGGTTAGTAGATCTTTTTGAAGGGGATCCTGACAAGTTCATTACGACTTCTCTGACAGGGGAAGTCGATGAACGAGGGAAACGCCAAGCTGAATATCGCACGGTTCACGAACCTGTGACGAAAAAGGTTTGGCAATCCCATTTGGACGGAGTAACTCGTATGGGCCTCCGTCCAGAAAACAACGATAAAGTTAAATGGGGTTGTATTGATGTAGATCCCGGCACTTATAAAAATTATTCTCAAAAAAAATATGTTGATATTATAAAAGAGTATCAACTTCCTTTAGTTCCAGTTAAATCTAAATCTGGAGGACTACACTTATTTTTATTTTTAAAAGATTGGGCATCGGTAGATGATGTCCGTAAAAAACTAGATGAATGGAATGATACTTTCTTTATGGCTAATGAAGTATTTCCGATGAATAAAGCAGTAACAATGCCATACTACAAAATGAACGCAACAGTAGAATTTGCCTTTGATGATAATTCAAATCCACTGATGATAGGAGCATTCTTAGATCTAGCAGAACAACGAAGACTAACAGTAAAAGAATTGTATAACTTAAAAACAAATGCATATGAACCCGAAGCTGATTGGCAACACTATCCTCCTTGTGTTCAAAAACTTATAACAGAACCTTGGCCATCTAACAATCGTAATAATTTCTTATTTAATGTAATGATTTTAGAGAATAAAAAAACAGATGGAAACTTAGATCTTAAGACATTCCAAGAGATAGCAATTCAAAGAAATAAACAATGTTTTCTTAAACCTTTAAGTATTAATGAGGCTAAAGCGGTAGCTAAATCAGTTAAGCAAAGTAGCTATCATTATAAATGTCCCCCTAAACATAATGAGTTAGCACCTATTTGTAATAAAGATTTATGTAAACTTCGTAAACTAGGGATAGGACCGCAGGTTCCTGACATTATGGATGAGTTTGAAGATATTATTTATACCCGAGACTCTAAGACTATTTATTTTAGTTTCACTTATAAAGAACAACGGATCACGGTGGAACCCGAAGACATGCGAGATGAGAAATGTTGGAGAATTAAATTATTAAAGTATGGATTATATTGGATGACTCTTCCAAGACAAAGAAAAGGTCCCCCCTTGTTTGAGTTAATGTTACAGGAACTTACTAAAAGAGCCATTGAAAATGAACAGGCTAAATATACAGATACTATAGAAGAAGAAAAATATGATGTGCTAAAAGCTTTTTTTGAACAAACAATTGAACAAGATGATTTTGAAAAACTTAAAGATGGATATGTAGTTTTAGATTCTAAAACTAATATGTGTTATTTCAAAAGAAGTACACTTAATAATTGGTTATCGCGTCCAGGAAATAAAAAATTTAAAAATACTATGGAAGCCTTTCAATTATTAGGCTGCCAAAGACATGACTATTTTGAAGGTGTACAAAATGTATGGTATGTAACCATGCCTGAGTTTGTAAACCATGTTAAGATAAAACAAACTACAAAGAAGAAAACCACAACGGAGCTAGACGATGAATTCCATACCGGAAAATTCAGAACTAAAGAATCTAAAAAGCCTATACCACAAAACGATTAAAATTTTTGGACCCCCAGGTACAGGTAAGACTCATACTTTAATCGAACGCGTTCTTAAAAAATATTTAAGAAAAGGAATTAATCCAAATGAAATAGCTTTTATTTCTTTTACTAATAAAGCAGTTAACACCGCTGTGGAAAGAGCATTAAAAGCTTTTCCTAAATACAACACTAACGATTTTGAAAGATTTAAAACACTTCACAAATATTGCAGAAGATATTTTGAAGAGGAAGTTTTTGATCCTAAAGATTGTATGATTGATTATGCATTACAAACTAAAATTGTTAAGAGTAGTGATAAAAGATTAGCTGATGATAATTTTACTTATAAGGATTGGTCTTTATCTATTTATAGTAAAGCCCGAAATATGTTAGCCAACCCAACTGACATCTATAAAAGAGAATCATACAAAAGAGATTCATTAGATGTATTTATAAGAAAAATAAAAACTTATGAAAATTATAAGAAGTCTGGAGGGGAAAGATCCTTTATAGATTTTGATGATATGATTGAAAGAGCAATTGATGAAGTAAATTTTCCACCCCTTAAAATATTAATACTGGATGAAGCTCAGGATTGTACTCCATTACAATGGTCTGTCATTTACAAAATGGCAGATAAGATAGATAGAATTTATTTAGCAGGAGATGATGACCAAGGAATATATAAATGGAATGGTGCTGATCCTAAATATTTCACTACTTTCTTCCCAGGTCGAAAAGTTAAATTAAGAAAAACAAAAAGGTTTGGAGAAGCTGTGCATCATTTCTCTCAAATTATTAGAAGAGGAATATTAGATAGTGAAGAAAAGGATTACGAACATGTGGATAAAAAGGGATATGTAAAAAGATATTTAAACTTTAAAGAAATTCCTTTTTCTACACTAGAGGGTACCTGGTACATTCTAGGAAGAATTAATAGCACAGTAAATGAATTAAGAATGGTAGCCAAAGATGCAGGATTATATTATTCCGATAATGATAATAATAAATGTTTTGATCCTTCTCAATGGGAAGCCATTAAAGCTTGGACCAGAATATCTTCCGGTAAAAAAATAGATAAACGTCAAGCAGAAAAAATGTATAAGTATATTAGAGAACTTAAAAGTCCAGACTACAGAGCTACTAAATTTTGGATTAATGAACCTGATTTTAAAGAGTATAATTTTAAAGATTTAAAAGAATGGTGTGGATTAGATCTACCTGATGAAGCGCAGCAGAAACAATGGTGGTGGATTTTAAGAAGAAATTTTACTCCACGACAAATTATTTATTTTTTAAGACTTCTTCGTCGGTATGGTCAAAAACAACTAGATGAAGATCCTCAGATTATTATTGATACCATTCATTCAGTAAAAGGTGGAGAAGCCAATCATGTGGTTTTATATGGAAAAGGAAATTTTCCATCCAACTTTAAAAGTAAAACAAAACAAGAAAAAATTGATGAAAAAAAAGTCTGGTATACAGGTGCAACTCGTGCTAGAGATACGATTCATTTGTTAACAACGGATTACAAATATAACTATCCATTGGGAGCAGATTATTTAGTTTATGTCCAAGAACAAACCAGATAAACAGTATTATCAAGACTTAAAAAATATGATAAAGAAAATAAAAAAAGAAACTGGGTGGAAAGATATATTAAAAATAACAGAAGAAGCTCAGATCCGATTGAATAGGAAAGAGAAAAAGAATGACGGACAAAAACCTCTTTAAATCAACCACTTATGATAGTTTAAATAAGCAGGTCGATGGTGATCATTACAGAGGAATGAAAATTCAGCCAGCAGAATTCATAAATGAAAATAACCTTCCCTTCGCCGAGGGGAATGCAATTAAATATATTTGCCGACATAAAAAGAAAGGAAAAGAAAAAGATATAGACAAAGCAATCCATTATTTAGAAATGATTAAAGAGAGAGACTACGCATGAGTTTACTTAAAAGAATACATGTAAATATGCATAAGATTAAAGCTAATAAAAAACACGGCACTAACGACCCTGTTATTACAATTAAAACCAGTAAGTCTAATACGTATGCTCATGAAGTTAGTATTTTAGGACCTAGTAAAGTTGTTTATAAACCTACTAAACCTTTAAGTTGTGGCGCTAGAGTATGGATTGAAACTACAGCGGAAGTAAAAACTGCATGAGTTTACAATTATCAATGAACTTTAAAAAACATATTTGGTCTTGTCCTGCAGAATATAAAGATCTTTCACACGCAAAAGAAATAGCAATTGATTTAGAAACTCGAGACGATGGCATTGCATCTGGCCTAGGGGCAGGATGGGCTACAGGTAATGGTAACATTATAGGTTTTGCAGTAGCGACCGAGGGCTGGCAAGGATACTATCCCTTTAAACATTTCGGTGGTGGTAACATGATACCGGAACAAGTACAAAATTATATTAAAGATGTGTGTGCTTTACCTTGTACTAAAATTTTTCATAATGCTCAGTATGATGTGGGCTGGTTA